AGGACAAGAAACAATAGTATTCGCTGGAGCTGGTGTAGATGGTACACCTGCTTCTAATGGAGCTACAGTTTCAGCATTCAGTCAAGATGTTAACATTCCATGTATAGCATCTAACCAGGTAAGCGTTGCAGTTGCAATGTCTGGAGATACTGGAACCTGTGAAGCAGCAATAACTTTAGTATTCCAATAGGTTATCAATGGTTCGCAACAGGCAAGGTCTAGCGCCCTGGTCTCTTTCTAGAGAGGCAGGGATTGAGTCCGCAACAGTAGACGGAACGATAGAAGTACCTCAAACGGTGCAGCCTGTTTTAGATACGGGATTTGTAGATGAAAAAGGAAACTGGAAAGGCACTAAGTCAAGCGATGAACAATTCTTTGCATTTGCTAAAGATGAAGCAATAGCAAACGGCGCCGCAATATTAGCACCGCAAGCAAGTGGATCTATATGGCCTTTAGATATGACGGGCTTTAGCTCTCTGTTTATAGCTATAAGACCATCTAACGGAGGCGCTTACGCTATACAGGCAGTAATGGGGCCTGCTGACTTTGCCTTTGCTAACTTAAGAGATGTTAATCCTGCCACCCTTCTAAAGGGATCTAACCCCAGTGCGACAGGTAATGCGTTTAGTGACCTTTTTAATGATGGTGCCGAAACTTTAACGGCTGACGTTTGGAATATATTTATTATTGGGGGAAATGCAACCACGGGGGAATTAGCACACCAAAAGCTATTGCAATTTAATATTACTAATAACAGCGGGGGAGAATCAGATATAGAAACCGCGTTTATGAGGATGGTATAATGCCTAAAAAGAAATTAACAATAACAAACGTAAGAAAAAAGATGCGTACATTAACAAACGCAACATATGATCTCTTATTAGATAAGATGGGACATGCTAATAGTAGCGTGCCAATGTCAGTGCCTAAACTCCTGGCTATGCATAAAGAGATCCAGAGCGCATCCAAGCGCGTTAAATGAGCCGTGTTAGCATTTGGGCCGAACTGGTGTTTAGAGGACAGCAAGTTTTGGAAGCCTGGAAACAGTTACAGGATGGTGACAAATGACAACAGCAGGACGTTACGCATTAATTCCCGATGGTTATTCACTCGAGAAGGTTTCAAAGGCTCAGGAACAAGCACTAAAAGATAAACGACGCCATGATGATGTTGTAGCATTATTAAGCAATGAAGCAGCCGCAACAGGTATAGTTGCTTTAGGTGCAGTATTAGCAAGTGGAACCTTGCTTGCTTTGTTTATGCAGGTGTTAGGTGAAGAATTGACTTTAGACGATAAACAAAAGGCGGAATTAGAAAGTAAGTTTTTAGATGCATCAATATTACTATTACCAATTAACCCCGCTGCATTTGCATATCCTGCTGCTAAAGGTACTGCAAAGAGATTAAGTAAATTAATTAAGCAGCTACAAATGAGTGGGGATATTATAACATGAACTTAGGACCATTGATTGTTTTGTTTAAGCTTTTTGAGGGGGGTGTCTCACCAATCGGCCCCCCTCCTCCTGATGCCCCACCTTCTGAAGTAAGACCTACATGTGGTCCTGGTAAATATGCATACAAGGATCCTTTGACGGGTCTGTGGTCTTGTTTGGTAATACCTAAAGGAAGATAATTAATATGGAAATTGATGCCTACACACTACTAGCTTACGCCATTACCTGGACAATATTTTATTTCTTCTTATCGCAATACATTGCGGAATTATCCAGGAAGAAATGGACTACCTGGATAGAATCTGAAGAATCAAATGAAACATTAATGAACGCCCTGGAAGTTATTGTTGACGAAATCGAAGAACGGATGGCAGATAAACTCCTGGAGTTTCAATCTTCTTTTTTCGGATCACTAGGCAATGCTTCTAAAAAATTAGATGATGCCACAGGACAGACTACAATTAAAGCATTAACTAAAGATAATCCATTGCTGGGTTTTGTGGCCGAATATATGATGAAACGGGGTAACTTAGGGCAGTTAATGGGTCAGGACAGCCCCCAAACAGGGGCTGGAACGCCCCAGAAAAGCGGTAAATTAGGCCTGAAGTAGTGGGTGACAAGCCTATAGGGCTTTCTTTCTGGGTCAAATACCACAGAAAGGCTAGACTAAACGTTTGTAACAACAAACAAAAAAGGGTTTATCGTCTATAATAATAATAATAATAATAATAATAATACGTCATATAATATAATAATGGTTTTGAAAAGATGCTATAGGTACGTCTAGCAAGGTGGTTAATACTCTGGTCACCAGTGTGGGAGGTATGAGAGACCTACGAGAAGTTGAATGCAAAGCTTGTAAAAAAATCGGTTTGACATGTTATGCTCAGTGTCGAGATCCGAAGTGCGCAATGATCCATGAGATCCTGGTGATTGAATGATCTGTAGAAAGTGTAATCCGCCTCGCAAATTAAATCAATCTACATATCATCAAACTTGTTTTTGTGATTCAAGACCCTCTAAATTGCATGGCTGGTGTTATTGTTGTTGTACAGGTTCAGTGATAAGATGAAGCGTAAAGTAATAAAATTGCATCCCGACGTAATGACGATGCTAGAAAAGTATAAAGATAATATCCACAATCATATGTCAAAGAGAAGAGTACCGTTAACCTGGAATGAATTTATCGTAGCGATCTGCAGCGACTGGGAGAACGGCAGAACTAAATGTCATTGTGGAATGTTCTATGATTGTCAACACTGCCATCATACCAGGCGTTACTTCCAGGCTAAGCAAAGAGAAGAATATGATTAGAGGGAAATGTATTCACGGTTTAAGTCATTGTAAAAATTGTTGTAGAAGATGCCTCGAAAAAGAATGATCTGCAAACGTTGTAAGAAACTTATACCCCCGAATTCAATAGCAAAGGATCGTAAACATTGCAGGCACTGTTTCAAGGCTATTGATTTATAACGCGTAATCTAATCTCTTATTCGGGGTCTGCTCGTAGGCATCGCCCCCACAAGGTCAAAAATGGTAGCAAGAAGAAAAGCACCTCGTAAAAGGGGTAAGAGAACATTTTCAGTTAATCTAATTGAGACTGGAGCAGGCTTAGCTTTCCTGGATGCAGCGAATGCAGGAACAGCAGCACAGTCAATGATGAGGGGAGATATAGCAGGCGGACTCAAAACATTGAGTTCAGCATTTAAGTCCAACAAGGACGCGATGATTCGGATCGGGGCAGGGGCACTAGCTGCAAAGTTAGTTGTCAGCAGTTTCGGTGGTTCAAAGATATTAGGAGCAATAGGCCCGCTCAAACTAAGGGCTTAAGGAAAAAAATATGGCATTCTATAGAACAAGGGAAGGACAAGTAACGGCTGCTGATTCATTCACAGCAATTACAGGACTATACGGACAGAGCACCACAGCATCGATTCAGGTACCAGCCGGATCTAGCGCAATTGTGGGTGCAATTTGTAGTGTCGCAACAGATAGCGCTGCGAATGGTGTGACCACTTTCGCAATGCAAGTATCTGGCGATGGTTTACAATCAGGACAAGAAACAATAGTATTCGCTGGAGCTGGTGTAGATGGTACACCTGCTTCTAATGGAGCTACAGTTTCAGCATTCAGTCAAGATGTTAACATTCCATGTATAGCATCTAACCAGGTAAGC